GTAGAAATACAAGCTGTATTGTATGGATTCCAATCAATAAAGGACGCCCAACCATCCAATGATGTTGATTATTCTAGATATAATGTTGTACCCGGTGACGAGCAGGTTTTTGATTCTGAATCTCAAAATGAAAATGAAATAAATATAACTGAAAGCAGTTCTTATATAGAAAAAGTTGAAGAAAATGATGTGGATCCCGGTTTAACCTACAGTTCAGATAAACAGATTCCAACTCAATATACAAAAGCAATACCGCATCCTGTTGACATTCCATTAGTTTCAGAAACTGATGAAGAAAATGGAATTTATGTAGCAATTGAAGCCCAGCAGCCTTGGCGAAAAGGCGAGCTTTACATTTCTCTAGATGATGAATCAAGCTATACTCCTTTTGCTACCTGTATATCAACTTCTGTTGTAGGCACAGTTTCAGCTGGATCTTTAGATAGCGGATATGAAAAGGGAAATGATGATAACACATCATCTATTACTATAACTTTATCTTCAAATTTAAACAAAGGATTAAAAAATGTAACTGACAATGAATTTTTAGCAGGAAAGCAACTAGCTTTAATTGGAAATGAAATTGTTTCTTTTAAAAATGCCAATGAAGTTTCATCGGGTGTTTATGATGTTTCAAGATTTATAAGGAGTTTTAAAGGCTGGGAAGTTCCATCCCATTCATCAAATGAAAGATTTATTTTGCTTACAGGATATTTAAAAAGAATTGAAGGGCGATCTGATTTTATTGGGCGAACAGCCTACTTTAAAATTCCTCATTCTGGGCAAAATTTAGATAGGGTTTCATCTAGAAGTTTAACCATTCAAGGAAAAAGTTTAGAACCAGCACCACCAACAGATATTTCTGCAACTGAAGATATACAAAATAATTTAAAAATATCTTGGCAAGCACAAGAAAGGGGTTTGGGAAAAACAGCAGGTGAAAATTATCAAAATTATAAAATTGAAATATTGGATGGTCCTGATGGAAATGTAATTCGTTCTGAAGAAACGAACAAAAATTATTTTATTTATGAAAAATCCCAAATAGATTCAGATGGAATTGATATAAATGACTTAAATTTAAAAATTTATAAAAAATCAAGTGCTGTGGGCTGGGGGCATCCAGCTGAGGCTTATCCTGTTTCGTTAAATTCACAATCTAGTGAATCTGTACTTGACAAAGTATTAAATGTTATCTCGTATCCAAAATCACAAGGAAACGCACCAAAAACAATTGATTTATTTCCTGAAAAAACAAGCCCAACTGGCACAGACAAATTATTAGTTCAATCCGCTTCAGATTATAGCTATGTAAATCTTGAAAATATTGATTTTGGTGCCTTTAGTGGTACCACAGATGATATCGAAGAGGGTTCAGTAAATCTTTATTTTACAAATGCCAGGGTGGATACGCGATTATCTAATCTTGGTTTAAATGCCATTGGAAACTTTAACGATACTGGTGGAAATTCCCCATCTGACGGATATGTAATTTCTTGGGATGATAATAATAAGATATACAAACCCCAATCTATTGGTAGTTTAAATTTTGTTTTAGATGATATTGAAAATGTAGATGCTTCAAATAAATCAGATGGTTATTCACTACAATGGGATAGCACTTATAACGAGTTTAGGTTGAAAGCACCATCACTTAATGCATCTAGCACCGATTCACTATCAGAAGGCTCGAATAATTTATATTATACAGAATCAAGGGTTAATAATTATGTAACTTCCCATATAAAACCTCAAGATTTGTATAGAGTTGATGAATCCAATTTAAATGACAGAAGTATTTTGATATATGACACTTCTACTGGAATAAATCAATGGAGAATGGAGGTATTAAGCAATACTCAAATTACTAGCACTGATGATGTTCCAGAAGGTGATTTTAATTTATATTATACAGATTCTAGAGTTGACAGCAGAATAGGAAATAGTTATTTAACAGATTTAAAAAATGATTTTTACGTTAATAATTTAAGAGATGTGGACGATAGTGGAAAAGCCACTGGGGATGCCCTAATTTGGGATGGTTCTAATTACATTCCAGGAAATCCCAATACTGGGATTAATATGGAAGATTTAGGAAATACAAATATTGATTCTTCTACACTAACTTCTGGACAATTATTAGTATGGGATGGGAATTCTTGGGATAATCAAGATGCTATAAACATAACCAATTTAGGGGATATAGGCAATGTAAATATTTCTAATGGACACAATAGATTTTTATTTAGGGGTTCCTATTCTGGGGATTGGAATTCTACAAATTTATTTGATTCAGAAGGGGATATCTTAGTTGGTAATGGTGGAAGCGGTTTTGTTAATCTTTCTGTTGGTGCTGACGGACAAATAATAGTTGCAGATAGTAATCAATCAGAGGGGGTGCGTTGGTCAGATCCAGAACCAGCTTATTTAAGTATTCAAACTTTAAGTACCAATTACACAATTCAAAGTTTAGATCATGCTTCCATATTTAGAATTAATGACAATTTAACTATAAGTTTACCAACCGATTTAACAGTTGGATTTTATTTCTACGCTAGACTAGAAGACTCAGGGCTCACCCTCGATTTATCTTCAAATGGAACAATTGATGGAATTAATCAAGTTACTGTTAATAAAGAACAAATAAAAGTTGTTTATCAAGGCAATAATATTTGGCTGTCAACAAAAATTACATCAGCAGATATAGGAAATATTTCAACTGATGATATTTCCGAAGGAACTGATAATTTATATTATACAGATTCTAGAGTTGATACAAGAGTATCACAAGTTTTAAATAATACTAATCTAAACGATTTAAATAATATTACTTTTAATTCTTTATCCAATGGACAGTTTTTATATAGAGAATCTAATGAATGGGTAAATAAAAATTTTAGTTCTATATTTTCTTCTGAATTTCTTACAAATTTTCAAAACTCAGAAATTGGCTCTCTATTAAATGTTGAAGGAAGCACCCCTAATGAAGGGGATATTTTAGAATATGTTGGATCCACATCAATTTTTCAATTAATTTCATTATCGGCTAGAATTGATTCAGTTCTTTCTAATAAAAATGTAGAAAATTTTAATAATGTAGAAATAATTTCTCCCAATGATGGTGATGTTCTGACTTATAATGGATCTACAGGGAAATGGGAACCTCAAGAAAGTTCTACAAATTCTGGAAGTTCTGGAGGTACAAGTAACGATTTAACTGATATTTGGCTTTACGGGGGTATATGATGCTTGCACAAGGCACTTTAAACACAAGTGTAAATACTATTTATACAAATAGTTCTAACAGTTCTAAATTTTTAAAATCTTTTATTTTTCATAATTCAAATGCAAATAACAATTCTTCTGTTCATCTGTATGTTGTAAAAAATGTTTCCGGTTCTGTAGGAAATGCAAATTTAGGAAATAGAATTTTATATATTTCTCTTAGCCCGGGAGAAACTTATGAATTTTCATCCGCTTTTCCAATAGAGTTATTACAACAAAATGATACAATCCAAGCAAAAAGCGATACAGATGGAGATGCTAATTATTTTATTTTTGGAAAAGCAACCTAGCCTACTTGTATTCCTTGAGCTGCATAATTGTTTGACGACATAAAGACATCCCCAAACGCATCCGTATAAATTTCAAAAGCGAGTAGAGAACCCATTCCCGTAGCGCAAAATTTTACATTCCCTCGAAAAACTAAAGGTTTTACTATGTACTCATCACCAAAATCTTTATTATCAGAAAAATCTCGCCTTCCCTCAATATAGAAAAATTTCCCAAAATAAGGGAGACCATCTACGGCATTTATAGTCCCCCTATTTATTGCTTGAAGCCTAGTATGATTACGATTAGTACTATCTCCTTCTACAAATCCACTATCTCTGGAAAATAATGCTAAAGGATCGAATGTTGTAATTGGAATTCTTAAATAATTATCAGCATACATATCATTAACATCAAAATTAAAGTCATCATTTAAACTAATCCAAGGATTATTATTTCCTGTGAATCTTCTCGCAAAATGAATGTGATTGTATGCTATATCAACCCTTCCAATACACCAAGCATATTTATCATATAAAGCTACCCTTTTTAAAAATCCAAAATGAATAGCATTAAGCCCATTTAAATAATATTTATAAACTTCTTTTGATTTTACTGAAATCCCAACACTACCATCTAAAATCATTAAGCAAGCCGAACCACTATCTGCTACTAACCATAATCTATTTTTATAGTTACTTGTATCATCAACTTCAAGAACATAAGGTGGAGATTCTTCTAAATTATCATTTGTATCTCCTAAATAACCAATCACATCAATATTATTATTAGCATTTTTTCTAAAAATAAAATAACAACTATCTGAAGTTTGATCGACATCATATCCCTGCATTTTTAATTCAGAATTTGCAGAAATATCATCCAAAACTACAGTCCATCCAGCGGTTTGCAAGTTATCTCTAATTAAAGTTAATCCTTCATTTAAAGTTGTAAATTCCAAACCAACATAATCAGTTCCAGTAAAAAAATTAGTCATTATTTCACCTAAAAATTAGTACATTGTTATTTTAACAGAAGTTATTGCCATGTAATAAGCATATCCCCAATAACCATTTCTATCATTTAATATAAATTTATAGAAATTCGTATTGTTAAACATATTTCTAGTATTAGTTCGTAGAGTTCCATCCCCAATATCATAGAATTCATAAGTATAAGTACCATCCCAATGAAAGATAGCAGTATATCTTACCCATCTATCATATCCACTACCATTATGAGGGGTTGTTATTCCATCGGCATCCTCTACTTCCCATTGTGGGTTATTCCCGCCTAGCAAAATTAAATCGTTTCCACTATCATCCAAAAATTGGAAAGTAAACCCATTATTACTAGAACTTTCTTGCCAAACTATCTCTATAGATTTAATTCTATACCCGCCTAATTCTTTAATTGTAGAAGGAACTAATTCTGCATTTATAGTATCTCCATTAAAATTCCCAGCAGAAGGATTTCCATCAATGGTAATTTCATTGAAATTTTCTTGTTTTACCCAATCATTTGAAATTCCCGAAGAAAAATCATAAATTATTTCTTTAGGAATTTCATCTATATTAATTTCTGAGGTTAGAATTTGAGATTTATAAGTTTTTTGCGGATACAAAAATGTAGGAGATAATTTATCGTTTTTAAAAGATAAATCAAATCTAAAATTTAAATCAAAATTATAAGATTCTGCTTTATTCCAAGGTTTTTGCTGGAATATTATCGTTTCTTCGTTAGAAGAACCTGAAGGTAAAGAAGAAAAATAACTTATATTTTTTTTATTTTTTAATCTATTATTAGAGCTATTAAAAGGCATTAAATTTTTCCTATTATAGAAATGTTAAATCCGGGTAAATTGTAAGATTCGCCATTTGCAAAAGATAAATAGTTTCCATCATTTACAGCTGCTATTCTTTCTAAAGTTCCTACATTATCCCCAATAGTAGTTGTCGCGCCTACTGAAAAGCACAAATGCGTAAAAGATATATTTCCTGTAAAATTCCATGTATTCCCATCAGTTCCAACGCTGTAGTTCCCATTACTAAAAGTAAAACTAGAAGTTAAAACATTTTTCCTTTCGTATCCATTTCCTGATGGCAATTCCAAAGAAGCTACATCATTCATTGTCGATAACTTAGTTAATGTTCCACCCCCATCGTCCACTAAAAGTACAATTAAATTTGTATATTGATTTTTTATTATTTCCAAAAAATCTTTTGCTAAAACTTTATTTGTAATCATTTTATTTTCATTATATACTATTCTAAGTTAGAATATATTTTATCATTTCCTGGCATAAAGTTTCCAGTTGCGGGAAACCCACCAAATCTTGAAAAATTACTATAATTCTTACAAGCTGTTGGCGTTTTTTGGCATCCTGCTATAATATTAACAGATTCACCACCATTAAAAATATATGGAAAAGGATTAAGCAATTGAAAATTTGTTGCAGAATTTACTTTTATTATATATCTAGTTAAACCAGCGTTTAACCCACTTGTAACTTCAATTTTTCCATATTGAAAACTAGCAGAAAAGGAATTTGCAATTTCTATATTCTTTCCAGAAAAAGATACTATAGAAGAATTGTAAGTATGATTTGCTAAATCTACACCACAATTAGCATCTCCAAATTCATAAGGGCATAATGGAGATATTTTTTTGCTTGCTTTTTTATCAAGTAAAGAATCTGGCTCTGATAAAATCTCAAAATTATAGCTGTTTTGAGTTGTAGATATTTCTCCTACTATACCCTTTTGAAGTATTAATCCACCCTCTGGTGTTGCTGGTAAATTAGTTACATCAACAATAAATATGGTTACTTTTGCATTGTTATAAAAACCTTCTGTAATTTTTTCAGGAGATATTCCATTTGATGAAATTACACTTTCTATTTCCAAATTATTTACAGATAAATCGGCTTTCTTTTCAATTGCTGAAGGTGAAATAGCTTCTCTAGCTCGATATTGCACCCCATCAATTGTAAGGTTTCTATCGTGACTTGTAAATCCAATTTTATTATCATTTTTTTCAATTAAAATGCAATTTGCAATTGGATTTATTTCTTTGTCTATTAAACCAGTTCCATAGGTAAAAATATTTTTGAACCATATAAAATTAACATTGGAAAATTTTAAAGTATAAGGAAAATGAGTTAAACTCCCTTCTAGCTTGCGAACAGGTTTCACTTCTAAAGAATCTGTATCAAATCTTAGGTTTCTTTCATCTGGTGTTTCCCTAAATTGAAATAAATTTTGAAGTTTCCCCCTTGCACAGAAAAATAAACAAATAAAACTATCTGCTTCTGAATGGGAATTTGGAGTTTTTCCTTGATCTAAGATTAGATCGTTAGAAAACTCTAATCTATTTTTTTGAAGCTGTCTAAATTCTCTAAATACCTGTTTATTTTCGGTTTCGTATTTATGGTTATCAAACTGACTAATTGTTGTTTCACCTGGATAATAATCAAAATTGAGTGAAATCAACATTTTATTATACTTTTCTGAAGGTGTTACCAGTGGTGTTTGTAAATCTTCTTTTATTGGTAAACTATCCATTCGATAGTAAGAACTACTATCTAAAAATTGAGTGGCATAATAACTCTGTGATGTAACATCTCCTACTAAAAGAATTCTCGGAAGCTCCTCTTTTTCAAAAATAAAAGGAACATCAAAACTTCCCGACCAAGTTACTAAACCATTTGGTGTATAGGTGACTTCTCCTGTTGCTGTATTTAAAGTGTAATTAGTAACTTCTGTTCCATTATCAAATAATTTAAAATCTGCAAAAATAGGTTTCGTAACAGTTTTATAAGATAGGCTAAATATCTCAGAATTGTTAGCTACAATAAATTCTTTAAATAGTTGCCCCTTATTTCCATTGAAATAAACCCTTCCTTGAGAAGCAGTATAATATTCAGCTGTTTCTTTACTCTTAGCTAAAGAACCTGTACACTTCCCAAACCAGGGAAGAAACACCCGGAAAGAAATATAGCTCCCTTTCCATAGTTCAAAAAATCCAATTATGTTATCTAGTTCTTTTTTGGTTAATACCAAATCTCCTAAATCGCCAGATAGGTAAGGTTCGCTAAGACCGGGATATCTGTATTCCTTTCCTTGCAAATTTTCTGTAATTGTTGTTTCATAGTTGAAACTTAGCCTAAAAGAAGACTCATAGGGAATTGGAAGTTTGTCTTCAGCAAAGGCTCTATTGTTTAAATTATACATAATTACGGGGCTAATTTAGCTTTTCCTGCTCTTTTTTCCAAATACCAATTGATTAAATTGGGAGCATAGGGTTTTATCTCGTCAATAACCATCCATGCTAATGTTTGAATTTCTAATTGAGAGTCTTTTTTAGTTCTTTGATCCCACCAATGAAAGTAGTTTTCTAACGTCCCAGCTACTGTGAAATTCTGCCGGAACCCCGTCGGTAAGAGATATCTTGCAGATTCATAATTTTCTCCTTGATTGATTGCATCTCTATATCCTAAACAACTTCTATAGGCACTCATTAGCCGTTGCTGTCTTTCCTTATAGGTAAAGTTAAATTTATTTCCGTTCCTATCGTAATAGCTACCAATAGGACGAATGTAAACATATTTTTCTATATTTTGAGGGCTTAAAGGTTCACTTAAAAATCTATCTCCCGTGTACCGCTGAGATTGTACTAGAAAAGCACTATCTCTATGGCGGCACATCTGAGTTACAGTATTGTGGTCAAATCCTTCTACACGTATTACAAAATATGCAAAATTCAACACACTAAAATGACCAACATTTAGTTGATGCCGAATAATTGCATCGCCAGGATTTTCTGGGATTTTCACCTTTTCATTATCATTTACACATACATTTTGAGCCAACCAAATGGCTTTTTCAGGATTTCTGCTCGATCCATTTTTATCTACTTTACAATTAAAGTAATTGTCATTTATTAAATTGTTTTCCATCATGTTTTTTAACTTAATCGCTATAATGATTATATTGCACTTTGAAGTTAATGGCAATAGGATTATGCGATTAAAAGAAAATTTGGGAATTACAGATGCAAAACAATATGTTAACCGTCAATATAAAAAAGGGATACTTTTTTTGGGATGTAATGAAGATGGCTCGTTTGATATTTTGAACAAACAGCCAGAGCAACAAGAATATAAATATGTTTACCAAACTGATAAAAGAGGAAAGTGGCACCTTATACTATAAGTATAAATACTCTGTGACTACTCCTATAATATATATATAGGGATGGTCACAGTGTATAAATACCTAGTGTAGGTATAAATACTCTGTGACTACTCCTATAGTATTATTATAGGGATGGTCACAGAGTATAAATACTCATTGCCAGATGGGCTGACAATTTACATTAAAACCAGTACTATAAAAATGTAGATGATTTTGGAAGAATTATTATGTTTTCCCAAGAAGGCAGCAAAATTATAGATCGTTTTGCAAAAAATGAAATCTTAAAAGAATTCTCTTTGGATGAAGCTTTGCAAAAATGGAATTGTAAAGCTTTGTATACTTTAGGGGAGAAAGTAAGGATTTTGGGCAATCGAGCATTCGAAGACGAAAATGGGGAAATTAAGGTGATAATAATTATGAGATAGATATAATTTTGAAGCAATAGGCTATTCTCCGTTCCCAGTTCGGAGTTAAAGGTGTTTCAACAACTTTACACACTCCCGGGCGATCGTCAGAATGTATATACCAAAATGTATTTTTTGAATAATCGCTTAAAATCCCAGTGTGTATAGTTTTCTTAAATACCTTAAAAAGAATAACGTCCCCAATATCTTTTTCAGAGACTGGTTTTTCAACCAGTCTTTTTTTAAATTCATAATATAATTCATCCCCTACGGGTTTTTGCTGGTAATTTTCATAAAAAACATCGTAACCTAAATTTCTAAAGACGCCGACAACGAAACCAACACAATCGGCAGATACCCCTTTTCTGCATTGTCCGTGCCGCCATTTTGTGCCTAGCCATCCTCTGGCTTCTTTTATTATTTCTTGTTGCATTTTTAGTAAATCTCTTTTAAAGTGTTATTAGTATAGGTTGGAAAAATATGCACACTTTTATTTTATTTCACGGATTGAGCCATAGTGGAAAAACTACTTGCTGTAATATGCTTAATGAAAAATTTAGAATTCCGCATGTTACGCCAGTAGATAGATATAAAGAATTTCTAGAAGAGGTTTATGCACTTCCCGCAAAAAGTTTGAATAAAAAAGAATTTAAACAATCATTAATTCCGGGGACAGAATGGACCTGGGAAGATTTATTAATTAAAAGTTTCCACTTTCACAGAAGTTTGGATCCGGGTTTTGGTGCAAAACTTCTCGCTAACGAAATCATTTGTTATCTAGCGGTTGCTGAAAATTCAGACAAAACTTCAGTTACGAAAAATTTATACATATCTATAGATTCTATTAGAAATCCTGAAGAAATAGAAGCTTTAAAATTTCTAAAAGAATATTTTAACATTGAGATCAATTTAATTGAAATTTCTTCTCCTTTTGAGAGAAGATTTGAAAGCGATTGTTATTTTAATCAAAATAAAAAATTGTTATCTGAATTTTATGATAATAAATTTATTCTTAAAAACGACACAACAATAAATGAACTTGAATTGAAGATTTTGACAATATTTGACGAAATTATAAAAGATGACTATTATGTTTAATTTTGTTTTTGGTTTTTTTATAGCATTTTTATTGTTTTTCTTTTGTGGATTTTTCTTTTTACTGGGGATTGTGTTTTCTTATCAACGCATCCAAAAAGAAGAAACAGCAATAGAAAATAAATTTTTGCAAAGAGAACTATCTAAAATGTCTGATTTTTATAAAATCATAACTGATGATGATGATGATAACGACGACGATGATGATAACTTATCATCTGTTTACAAAAATGGGGGTAAATAATATATTTAAGATGTTGTTATTGTTTTTATATTCCAATGAAAAACGGTGTAATCTATGACCTAGAGATCTACCCAAACTATATGTGTCTTTCTGCATATAGCCTGGAAACAGGCAAATTAGCCTGTTGGGAAAAATATAAAGGATATAATAATATCTATAAATTTATAAATACAATTGTTCTAAAGAGGGGTAAAACCCTTATAGGATACAACAATAAACATTACGACGATCAGATATTAGAATATTTAATACGCAAAGAAAATAGTGATAACAACGAGTTATTTAATCTATCTCAAGAACTTATAAATAATGGAAAATTATTTAAAAAGGTTTCTTTTTCTAGTCTTGATTTAATGATGATAATAAAATCTGGATTTTCTGCACCGTCATTAAAAAGTGTGGCGGTGAACCTGAAACATCCAAAAATTGAAGATTTACCTGTTCCCTTTGATAAAGAATTATCATCTGATGAAATAGAAAAAATAAAAGAATATAATAAAAATGATGTTGTTATCACGAAAAAACTTTATGAAGAAATAAAACTCAGAATCGAAATGAGGCAAACTTTGAGTAATCAATTTAAATTGGATTTGTTTAGCACCAGCGATTCTGGGATTGCAAAAGCACTTCTAAATAAGAAATATAGAGAAAAGGAAAATAATATAGAGAAGCAACAAACAGTTCCAAACAGCTTTAATATTGATTCCATAATATATCCATGGATAAAATTTGAATCTAAAGAGTTAAATCTTTTTCTGGAAAATTTAAAATCCAAAAGAATAGAAAAAATAAAAGAAACACCATCCAGGGATATTTTTAAATTAGATATAGAACCTGTAAAAATAGGTAATAATACTTATACCCTTGGTTTAGGTGGCTTGCATAGCCAAGATAAACCAACCATTATCTCTCCAAAATCTGGAGAAATTTTGCTTGATTTGGATGTGGCTAGCCAGTATCCGTCTGCAATTATCAATAATAAATTATGCCCAAAACATTTAAATAGTGAAAGCTTTTTAAATGTTGTTAATGATCTAGTAGAAGAAAGGCTTTATCATAAGAAAAGAAAAAAAGAAAGTAAAGAAAGCGATAGCATTCAACAAGGATTAAAAATTTGTGTAAATTCCATTTATGGGTTTTTCAACAGTAAATATTTTTGGCTTTTTGATCCAGAAGTTACTTTTTCAGTTACAATCAATAATCAAATTCTATTATTATGTTTAATAGAAAGATTTGAAAATAACAATATTAATATTATTTCTGCAAATACAGATGGGATATTAATATATTCTAAAGAAGAAAATCTCGACAAAATAAGAGAAATATATAAAGAATGGGAATCTCAAACTCTGTTTGAGTTAGAAGAAAATTTCTATAAATTTCTGGCACGAAGGGATGTTAATAATTATTACGCAATAGATACTTCTGGAAATTCAAAGTTAAAAGGTGTCTTCCAACCTCAAGGTGGAATTGTTAAAGGTTTCTATTTTCCAATTATAGGAAAATGTCTACAAAAATACTTTGAAGGTAACAGAGATATAGATGCCCTTTTAAGAAATCATGATGATATTTTTGATTTTTGTGCAAGTCAAAAGATATCCAAAGATTTTACAAATATATTGGAATATGTTAAAAGAACTAAAATAACCCATTCACCGAAAACAGGAAAACAATATAAACATCCAAAAATAGAAGATAAAATAATTTCACAAGAAATAATTCAGCCTACAGTTCGGTTTTTTGTTTCAAATCCAATAGTTTTCAATGATGATGAAAATACAGAAGGATATAGGTTGAGAAAAAGAAAAAGATTGGAAAATGGTGAATTTTCCTACACTGATTATGTAAAAAATTATTTTGTAGAATTATTGCATGATTATGATGAAAGCCAAAATTATAAAAACAGAATTGATTATTCTTTTTATAAAGAAAGAATACAACAAGAAATAAATAAAATAGAAAATTTAGAAACGGAAAACAATAAAGAGGAAAATCAATTTATCCAACCTATGTTATTTTGAAATCTTTTCAAAGCTGCATCCAAAGAATCATTTTCAGGTTTACTTTTGGAATATTCTACATAGCATACGCAATTAGCTTGACATCGGCAAGCTTGTGTAGGCTGTGGCAGCGTTCCTATAGGCTGCCATCCTGCATTAGCATAATTTATACAGTCTGGACAATGTTCGGCAATAGATAATCGTCTACGCATCCATTTATATCCTGCCTCTTCTTTGGTAATTTTTTGGCTTTCAAAGAATGAAAATCTTGATTTTTTAACAAATTTGTTTATCCTTTCTCTGGCTTGTTTTTCAGTAATTTCGCCATTTTTTATTTGTTCTGATAACCTTTTCAAATATTTATATTCGTTTTTTAAAGTTCCACCAATTCTCGAATAATCTCTATTGTTCATATTTTTCAGCCCGCCTTTTCCTAGGGCTGAATTTTCTATATGAAGCGTTTTTAGTTTTTTTGAAGTTGCCCTTTGCCATTCTTCTAAATTTAGCGAACCATCATATAAAGAATCATTTAAATTTTTTACTTCTTTTTTTGTTTCATTTATTCTTTTTTGAGATAAATTTAAAATGGCTTTTTCAGGGGCAAATTTCCCTGAATCTTTATATCTATATCTCCCAACACTTTTATCAAAGATAAATTCCCTATCTGCATCTAGTAAGAACATATTGTGATTGTTTGTACTCCATGCTATAGTATATCCTAGGGTGAAGCGGAGATTGACCTAGTTTAACTTGTTTGGAAATTTAAATGAAACTGGTAAAAACTTTCCTATTTATTTTATCATTGCTGACTGATGCAGTAATATTATTTATTTTATTATCATTGTCTGATATTTCAATAAAACTAAATACAGAACATGAAACAGAGGATAATCAAAAGGATGAATCGCCTATGCCAGGTGAATCAAGGAGGATAAAATGGGGTGGCTAAAAATAAATAATAGAAAGAAATTTGTTGTTCCTGAAAGGTTTCAGGACAATTCTTTTCGTTATTACAAAACTCCAGAAGGAATTTTTCCAAGTGTTACTTCTATATTAGGAGAAACAAAATCCACTGCGAGTAAACAAAGGTTGAAAAACTGGCAAAAATTCAACAAAAAAGAAAAAGAAAGAGTTTTAGCTAGGGGGAGAAATTTAGATTTTTTTATTCAAAATTGGTTTGATGGTAAATATTGCGTTCCCGACGATGTACAGAGCCAAGTTGTAAATTTTTTAATGGAAATTTATCCTATTGGGGTTGAATATCCTGTACATTCTTGTTTAGGATTTGCAGGATGTTTTGATATGCTTGCAGAACACAAGAAAAAAACAGTTCTTATTGATTGGAAAACATCCACTAAAAGGAAAACAGCTAAAGATATTGAAGATTATTTTTTACAGATTGTGGCGTACAGGTATGCTATGATTGAAACTCTAGGTATTCATCCTGATAAATGTTTGATAGTAATTTGTACAGAAGGATATAAAAAACCCACTTTCTTTGAAATTTCTAATCAACAAAATATAGATGAATATGAACATAAATTTTTTGATAGACTAAAAAAGTATCAAAAAAAGCATGAGGAATTTTAAGTGCAAGAACATTATACACCTGGGTTTATAGTTGAAGCATCAAGAAATTTATTAGGCGTTATTGAATTGGATCCGGCATCCAATTCAATTGCTAATGAAGTAGTTAAAGCAAATAAATTTTTTACAAAAGAAGAAAATGGCTTGAAACAAAAATGGCAAGGGAAAGTGTTTTTGAACCCACCGGGTGGGAAAACTAAAAATAAATCTAATTCTAAATTGTTTTGGGAAAAACTTTCCTATGAATGGTTTGTTAACAATGTTTCTGAAGCAGTTTTTTTAGCTTACTCTATGGAAGTGTTACAAACTACTCAAGACTTAAAATATCCTGTTCTATGTTTTCCTTTTTGTATTCCAAAAAAAAGAATAAGTTTTTATGATTGTGAAAAAAATATTAAAAAAGCTCCTATTAATGGAAATTGTATTGTTTATCTCCCCAATAAATCAAATATAGAAAATGGTATTAAAAATTTTAAATATTACTTCTCTGAAATTGGAATGGTTTGTGAAAATTATCAAATCAAACTAAAATAAAAAGTTAATTATGTTTTTAAATGATGTGCTAAACTCAGTATTAAAAAATCCATTTACAGGTTTTGGAACTTCTAGAGATCCAAGTTCCTACAATCAAATTAATTCTTTTTCTCAATTTTCTGAAACTCAATTAGAAAATTTATACAGGCACAGCAGAATTATTGAAAAATCTGTATCTATAATTCCCTATGATGCTACAAATGTTAAACCTCAATTTCAAATTGGAGAAAATGAAAATCAAGATAAATTAAAAGATGATATAGAATCAAAAATTAAATATTTAAATTTTTTAGAATTTTGTTTAGAAGCCTGGGTAAGGGGAAGGCTATATGGTAGCGGTTATTTGATTTTAGATATTAATGATGGCAACGAATACAATGAAAAATTAGATTTTAATAAAATAAAAAATATAAATGATATAATTGTTTCAGATTGCACAGAAATAATTCCTTATAACATTTCAAATCGTGGTGAATTTGAGTGTTATCAAATTTTAGATCATCAATATAAAAACAGTGAAAATAATTTAAGTCTTTTTTCCTATATCCATAAAAGCAGGGTTTTGGTTTTTCCAGGAAAGAAACTATTTGGAAAAATGTTTTTAAGAAATAATGGGTGCCATGACAGTATAATTTCTGGTATGTTCGGAGAATTT